TTAAGTAGTTGTGCGCGTGAAATAGCCATTTTAAATTACTCCTTAAGCAATGCTGGTGGCAGCGTAATACTGGTGTTGACCGAAGTTCAACTTAACCAGCAACTCTGGGTACTGTGCAAACACAAGCGTAGAACTAGCAGCAAAAGCTGTAATAGGAGCTTGGTTCAAGATGAACGAAGTTGCGCCAGCAGAGGCTGCTGTATCAACAAACGAACCCGAGGGGATGTACTGACCATTAGAAGCAAGTGAACCAACGTCTGTACCGACAGGCAATGCAAAAGGCAAAGCAGAGCAGGTAACAGTAGCGGTAGAGATGCTAGTGTAGGTAGCAGTACCCAAGGTCACCACGGTATCAGGTACTAAGCCCAAAACACGAATTGGTAACGCATCGGTAGTAGCAGGGGTATCGCTAGGAGCCAACAAAGCATTAGCAGAGTCGCCAGTATTCACGTTACCAGAGTTGTTGATCATTGCCAAGTTTTGGCCGATCATGGCGCGAGCGCCAGAAGCAACAGTAGTACCGGTATTACAGACAACAGCTTTAAATACTGTGTCAGGATCGTCAGTCACAATAGCAACTGCATCACCAGCCAGCGTACTTGCAGGCCAGTATTGAGCAAACTGCTTTTGCTTGGTGGTTGGGTTTGTATAAGAACAACCCAAGAAGACACCTGTAACAGTGCCAAGAGTACCAGTAGAAACAGATAAACGCTGCACATTACCACGGGTCAATCCAACGATATCACCATAGAAAATGTTAGTCGAGTATCCGTATGGGATCGGATATTCGCGGGTAGAACCTGCAAACACCTGACCGCCGATCAGATTGATCGGCTTTAGGCCATAGGGGGCCGAAACAACGGGGTAAGCCATTTAAGACTTCTTTTAAAAGTTACTTAGAACCAGAACCGAATCCAGCGCCTTTGCTCGTCGTAGATTTTCTCTCCGAAAACAATGGCATGCGTGGATCACTATTTCGCATGAAGTGGTTGTCCACCGAAGACATGTTTGCTTCCGCTTGGTTTTCGTAATACTCTTTAATAGCAGCTAAGTCATCAGTAGCCATCTTACAAAGAATAAGGCCGCCAATTTCTACGTTGCCAGTAGTATTACCCACCAACATTAACTCCGGATGATCCTCTGCTTTCACCGGTGTCCAGCCATCACGAAACTTGCGAGACGTGTTAGTTGGATCAGCCTGTCCCAAGACATGCGTCGCTACCCAGCGATACGAATATCCCGGCTCAGGAGTCGGGTCGGGCAAAGAACTCGTAGGCCTATAGACCTTACGAACAGTTTTTTCGCGTGACGTAGTGTCACGGGGGGTACGGTTTTCAGCCATTTTGATTCTCCAATCTAGCTACTTGCGCAGCATACTGTTGAGGGGTTAATTTAAATTTTTCTGCTAACGCCAACTGAGTTTTCGTTAACTGAACCATTCGTTTGCCTGACGAACGTGTCGCAGGCGCAACCACAGAAGCAGGTTTTCTCGGAGTATCACCGGACCTTGGCTTGTCTTCGTTACCACCGAAAACTTCAGGGAACTTCGACTTCACGCGAGCATCAATTTGCTCGAAATATTCATCAGATCGCGGGTCCATGCCCGAATTGACTAGCTTTTGATGCAGCCCTAGTGCGTAGCTGGTAACTTCTTCAAACCCATTGTTGCCGAACCACTGGTTTTTTGCTTGCCAGCGCAAGGTTTTTTCGTCCGGTTGAACACGTTGGGGTTCTTGATAGCTCGTTTGTACCTCAAAATTTTCATCTTGTAAAGGGGCTGGACGAAAATTTTTCGTATTCTCCAACTTCATCTTTGCGTCAAGCAGTGCTTCTTGTGCGGCAAGGATGGCATCGGAGTCAAAAGCCTCCTGTGCTGCCTTGTACTCACGGCGCGCTTTGTCCAACTCAGCTTCAGCAGCGGTCTTAGCCATCTGCGTAAACTGTTCTGAACCTGTATTGACGTTCTGACGTAGCTTTTTGTTTTCATCCAACAAGCGCTGTGTAAGAACTTCTAGTTCTTGTTTCTCTCGCAAAGTAGCTTCTTTGGCTCTGCGTTCGTCGTGACGGGCATGGGTCAGTTCCTTGATACGCTTTTGCGCACCTTGGGTGTACTGCTCAATTTCGTCGTCCGTTGGGTCTTCTACTTCCCTGTCTAACGGTTTACGACCACGGTCTTGTTCCGGCGTATCGTCGACAACTTCAACCTCGAAATCATCATCTGTAGTGATTTCAATCTTGGCTTTCTCGTCTTCGATTTCGTCAGGGAACTTAAATTGTTCTCCAGCCATATCTACTCCTTAAGCGCGGGTTATCCCACGAGGGTCTTGCACAACACATTCCACTTGATCGTCATAGATCACGCGGAACTCTTTACCAAAAATCTTCATACGCGTACCTGTGTACGTACGTACCAAGACGAAGTCGCCTTCTTTGCACCAAGGACCTGATGGGAACTTAGTGGTGTCTTTGTACGCATCTGGCCCTAAACGCATTACGAACAACACCGTTGTGGCGTGTTCTTCTTGACGCATAGTTGCCGTGTCTCGAACTAAGTCGAGTTCTGTTCCAGCTATCTTGGCATCTACCGGAGGGACGATGCACAGGATTTTGTAGCCTGTTGGAACGGGTAATGCAGTTGCTTTGGTTTCTTCCGTAGCATCTGGGGCGGGTGCATCCATTAACTGGATGGAGGGGGGCAGGAGTATTTCACTCATCTGATTCGTCAACTTTCTTTGCAAGGTCGAGTAGATAACCCTCTGCGATGGCTAGACCATGAATCACCCCACAGAGTTTTTGATATTGCTCGAACGTCTGGCAGGTGCCTGCGGCTAGGTCATCTGCGTAGTTGTTCATATCGGTACGTATTTTTTCGCGCAATACGCGTGCGAATTCAGTGATCATTTGTTGGTTTTACCCCTAGTTTGGTTTTGCATTTCTGCCCTATGTTTGGCTACATCTATTCCTAAACGTAACCCCTCTTGCTCTTGTTGCGCTGCTTGTTTGGCTTGGCTGTCTTTAATTTGCGCGCCAACCTTCAAGCCTGCGAGTTGTTGTTCCCCACTTACTTTCTTCTGATCTAACATGAGTCGTGCTTGTGCAAGCTGTGCGTCAGCTTGGGCTTTTTGCGCTTTGATTTGCACTTCTTGCTGTTTGATCTGCAACTCTTGCTGCTGCATTTGAATCACTGGGTCTTGGGCTTGTTGCTGGGCTTGCTGTTGTGCAGCCTGCGCTTGGCTTTGTTGGAGCACTTGATTTGCCGCCTGCGCCATCATTGTGGACAAGGCCAACTCAATCTCTGGTGGCAACTTCTCGTCTTCGGGAGGCAGAGGCATACCCAACTGTTGCTCGATCTTGGCACGGTAGGCGTAACCAACGTGTTCTGCAATGTGCGCCATCATGGCTGCTTGCATCATTGGTGCCTTGGGGTTCTGTCCGACAAGTTGTTGTATTTGCGGGTCGTTGATCATCGACATGTGCACATTGATATGCGCGTCGTGGTCTTGGTGCATGAATGCTTTCATTGGCTCACAACGCAACATCGCCATGTTTTCTGACACTGGATCTTTTGGCTTCTCGTCGTCTGGCAACGGAATCAACTTGTCTGGACTCTTAATGCCAAGAACCTCCAGCATCCTGCGGTGCAGTTGTGGCAAGTCATAAATCTCCGGTGCCATCTGCGCCATTTGAATGACCGCTTGGTACTGCACAACACGCTGGCTCATAGTTGCCGCGTTAGGGTCGCTTACAGGAATAATGTCTACGTTTTCGTAGTCTTCGTGGCGAGCAGCGCGGTTGCCCTTCTCTGGGTCAAAGTTGTACTCTGGCTCTGCGTTGTCACGAATGATCGTAGCCAACAGTCCCAACTCTTGCTTGAATGAGTAATGCAAACGTGCTTGCACAGCCGTCATTACCTTTAGTTGCCTCTCCAAGAGAGCAAGCGTCGTACCCACAGGAGCCTGCGCAGACATATCAGATACATTCATGTCCGCAGTAGCCGCAAAGCGACGGCCTTCTTCTACGATCGTGCCTAGCAATTGGGCTAAAACTGCGCTTGGTTCTTTGTATGGCAGGGGGAGAATGTTCTCCCGCAGTGCGCCTGAGCCAATATCTACGTCGCGGAATTCTCCGGGGGCGATTGGTGTGTCGTCTCCTTTGATTCGCAAACCACGCGATTTAAGTCCTCCGGGGAGGTTCGATAAAGTGCCAGCGTCAACCAACTGGCGCATGATGCTCGTTGCTGATTTAGCAAATCCACCGATGAGATGGAAGAGGCCAAAACCGTAGGCTCCAAAGCCGGGGATGTATTGGTAGTGGACAAAGTGCTGGCGCTTGAGTCTGAGTTCATCGTCTTCTTTCCAGTTACGTCGAATGGACAGGACTTCATTGGAGCCTTTTATTAGGGTAACCACGTATGGCAAACCTATGCCGGTTTCTTCGCCGTCAGCGTTTTTGTCTTCAAACCCTTTGAGGTCAATGTCAACGTGAACCTCGTACATTGTGTAGCGGTCATCGTTTAGATCGTTAAAGCCGGTCTCTTTGTCTTTGGCTTTCTTAATGTCGTCTTGTGAAGTCTTGACTGGATCGGGTAAGTCAATGTCGCGGTAGAAGCCCGCCTGTTGTAGTTTAAGAATCTCATTTTTAGTCTTGCGCATAACGTGGGTTACGCGATAACAAGTGTCCATGTCCGTTGCGCCGTAGGGCAGGATGATGTCTTCGGCTGGGATAAACATCGAGACTTGGCGACCAAGGTTAGGGTCTTCGTAGACTTTCTTAAACGCGGAGCCAGTGGCAGGCAGTGACCACAACATGCGCTCTTGTTCTGGACGGAACTCTTTCATGACCTCCGTCAACTGGTAGTTCATGTCTTCCTCGACACGCTGAGCAGCCTCTTTCTTTTGCGGCGTTTCTTTACCAATAATTTTTGTGCGCACGGGTCCCTGCGCAGGGAACATCTCCGTGATCGTCTCGCTTTGGAAACGTACAACAGCTTCTGTGATCATTGGATGGAACACGCCGGACGCGCCGTTCCACGGCTCGGTTCTCTCTTCGTACTGCAAACCTAAAAGTTTTAGGCCTTGTGTATACGCTTTCTCCCAATCCTTGCGTGAGTTCTTGTCGTTGTCAATATCTTCAGCTAAGTCGCTTGCGAACAACTCCATCGCGCTCTCGTCCATCTCTTCCGCCAAGTTGGCGTTGAAGGCGTCACTATTTTCTTCGCCCGGCTCGATATGAATCTCTAAGTCGCCTGCACGAATGTTGACTTCTTCGGGATCAATAATTTCGATCTCAAAATCTTCTGGCTGGTCTTGCGCCAACTCTTCGATACCTTGGGGTTGTTGGTACAGCGCTTTGTCGATATTGGTTGCCATGTTGGTCCTCAGTAGTAAGCGTGTTGCTTACGTTTAAAAATTATTGGTTCATCTTTTTCGTCACTATCCAACGATATGAACCCGCCTTGTCTGAACCGCATCAGTGCTTGGGATGTTGTATCAACGAAGTCGTCATGCTCACCAACTGGGAACGATGCAACTTCTTCAATAACTTCACGCGCCCAACGCGTGTCCGGGGCCCACACCATGCCTGACGCAAACAAGTCCGAAATCGCATTCAATCGTACCACCTTGTCATTGCCACGGCTAGGGTTTGTCTCCCACGCGGGGATGCCCATCGCTCTGAACTCCTGTATCAGTGGTGCGCCAGCAGACTTCTTCTCCACAATGAACGCATCAGGCTCCCACTCTCTGTAATGTTTGAGCGCCGCAGCCTTCAACTCAGGAAAAGTCATGCGTTCTTTGAAGGCATCGAGCAGAATAATCTGCGCTTTGTGCCCCTCTTCCTCGTTGTAGAACACACCCCACGTTGTACAAGCGGAATAGTCCGAGTTTGTCTTGGTTTCGTGCGCCGTATCCCAAGACTGGATGATGTAATCGCACACTGGCGGTTCTTCTGGCTCCCATATCCGCCACATCTTGCGAGAAATTGTGGCGCTGTTGTCCGAAGTGGGCTGCTGCATGTACTGGGCGTTCCAATACCTTGGATCAGTCGACGCTTTCGCACTCTTTAACGCCGCCAGAGGCCACTGCTCAGGCCAAAGAGACTTCTCGTTCTCGGTGTTCTCATGGAGTATTGCTGGTAACTCCACAATCTCCCAGCGTGGGGAGTCAGGGTTACGGGTTTGGTAGTCAATGATGCGTCCGGTCAGGTCTAGAACTCCCCAGCGGGTCATCACCACGATGATCGCACCCCCCGGCATCAGACGTTGGAGCGGACCGGTCTGCATCCACGACCATGCGGTATCAAAAGCTAATCTCGAATTGGCTTTAACGTCTTGTTCGGAGTGAGGATCGTCAATAACAAACAAATCGGCACCACGACCAGCCAAAGCACCCCCAACACCAGCAGCGTAATACTGGCCCCCAGCACTCGTAGACCACTTA